CAGAACCTCCTGACTTACCTATAAGCGAAGTTCCTGCTGCACTTCCACCACCTCCTCCTCCTTGAGAAGATAATTTAGAAAAATAAGAATCTGTCCCAGTAGTTCCAGGATATGCGGATCCCCAAACTCCACCGGCTCCACCCGCACCAACCGTTATTGTATATGGAACTCCAGGAAGAACTAAAATATCTGATGTAAAAATAACTCTGCCTGCTCCACCGCCACCACCAAAATATGCTCCTCCACCTCCACCGCCACCAACGATTAAAATTTCAAGAGGTAGGGCAGTAGGATTTATTTTGAATGGTAGTAACCCACCACCAATAAATTGACTTAAAAGACTCATTTTATTCTCCAGTCGTTGGTTGCGCTTGAATAAATTAGATTTGTAGCAACATAAGGGAAATCAATAGTTAAATTTTCGGCTAGTCCCATAATCGTAGCAGAAGATCCCCTGGCAATAGTAGTGTTAGTAAAATCACCTATACTAATAGAAACTTCATTTCCGCTGTAAGGGAAAGGAGGTAAAGTTACTGTCACTCCTGATGAAGTAACAGTACAAAATTCATTATTTTGTAATGTCTTATTTATAGAGGTCGTTGTTACTGGCCTCAATAAACTTCCTGGTACATCTCCATTTCCGAATGTTTTATATATTTCAGAAAAATTGCTATTAATTTTTAGTGCCCCATCATATAAACTGTCGCCAGTTCCATCATTTGGAGTGGTTCCTACTGATATGCCTTGATACGCCATTTCTCAGTTCTTTTTAAATATTTAGTTCTGCGGATACATAATAATAACATTCTATTGGGATGCTACCATTTGATTGTATTTCAATTTCTTGGGAGCTTGCTTTTTTAACAATTAAATTTTGGTGTGCGCCAATTGGAGTCAATATTACGGTAATTGTTTTAGGGTCGATTGAGTCCTTCCAATTCTCCGGAAGATTTATTACAGTAGAATGTACAACCTTTCCTCGAACCGAAACAGTGGCATCTGTGGTCTGGTAACTAGTATTTTTCATGATTATACACAATTTGATGAGGTTTCACCATCAATGACTGATGACTTCTGATTTATATATGTATCAAGTGCCTCCAATTTATCTAATTCGTCATTTTGATTTCCAATAGATTGTCTCATTCCCCATATTCTTAAGGAATATTCATTTCTTTCGTCTCTTATTCCATTTGCAGCATCTTCTACATTTGCAACACATGGACCATTTAATGCATTTTCTTTTTCGGTTTGATTATTTGTGGCTGATGTTATGGAATTATTGATTGACGATGAACAAGATGGAGTTGATTCGTAATATAAAGGTAATGTTGCAGTTGCAATTCCAGTCAAAGTAGTTCCTTTGGGAGCTGGACTCCCACCAACAACAGGGCGATATACAAATCCTGTTTTAAAATATATTTTATCTGCACCAACATTTGGTTCTTTAACTTTCTCTCCTTGTTTTTCTACTCCTTTTAATTCTGGTTTCCAATCTTGCACTGCTGATGGATATCCAGAATTATCTAATTCTACTTTATATCCAGTGCCAGCAGTAGATGCATCTAATATTCCTATTGTTTCTGGAGAATATGGATTTTTAGTAAATTTTACTTTATATCTGAATCTTGGTTTTTGTGCTTCAAAGTCTTCAGGTTGTATTACAACTGTGTAATTAACATAAGAACCATCTGCTTCTGGTAGAGAAGAAAATCCTATAGTTGAATCTTTTAATATAATAGAAGTAGTATAAAAAATATCGGTAGAAATTCCAATAATTTCGTTTATTGCCGTTGAAAATCCTGTCACCACAGTAGTTCCAAATCCAACAATAGTATTTGTGGGAGACGGAAAAACACCAGCTTTCGAGCTTGTGATTACTTGACCAGTCTCAAATCCAACAATTAATTCTTCTGGTGTTTGTGATATGATATTAAGGATCGTAGATCCAACTCCAATTTGCCCAATAAAAGTTCCCAAAGTGGTATCGCCAATATCTTTTAAGTAGGGTTGGTTATAATATTTCAGCCCATATAAATTTTGAGTCGTTAAACCAACCTTTGTTGTCGATTCCAATGTTGTCGCTACTCCAGTGACTGGTTCGACATAAATGACAGAATACCCATATCCAACAGGATTTAATTGGTCTACGATTAAATTCAATCCACTCCCATTTGATCCAGTGACTCTCCAGAAGAGATCACTATAACATCCAGAATTAATTCTATTTTGGTATGCAGATTGAGTGTCATATATGGCCTGGTTGACTTTATCAATTGAAGAAAGTATATCAAGGTCTAATGTTCTGACTGCATCATCATAAGGTTCTTTTTCTGCATCAACTACTAATAATTCTTGTTTGAAATTTTTGATATTTTCTTCTTTTTGTATTCTCTTTTTTCTGATGTCGTCCTTTAATGTTTTTGAGACTGCCATTATTTTCCTCCTTTCATTTCAGTTCCAACATATTCTACTTCCAAATCTGGGACATCCTTCCTTTTTCCAAAAATAGTGTAACTACAATTTATTGGCCCTCCTGAATTATTTGTAACAATAACTCTAGATCCCCACTGAATTTCTTTGACATAAAGTTCTTGATAAACTCCATGAGGAGTCAATTGAACCGTAATTGATTCTGGATCTACCAATCCTTTCCAATAATCTGGAAGAATGATAATGTTGTCATTTATTAATTTTCCACGATAGTATACTCCAATTTCTGGACCTTCCAAACATGCATGAGAGAGTCTATGATTTGGCTTTGTTGGGTGTGGGATATCAAATTCTTTCCATCCCTGAACATTAATGGTTCCAACCAGAGAAACATTTGAGCAAGTGAGTCTACCAACTACATCCAAACTACCATTGATGACAGTTGCGCCATTAATTGTTTTTGCTCCAGATCTTGCTTCTGCTCCAGTTTGTGCTTTTGCTCCTGTAATTGTTTCGGCACCAACTAAATTTTTTATTCCAGTCCAATAGGATAATGGAGAAATGACTGTGATTGTGCTCGCATTCAGTACATTGATTATCAGTGAGTTTACGGATATTCCAACTGGACCTATCTCATCACCTAAAATTACATCTCTAGGAGTGGGGGGATCTGGAGTGCTTCTCACATAAAGCATTGGCAATGCTTTTAATTTAAGATCAGAGCTGCGTCCGATCATCACATTTCCCAATGGAGCAGGATATACCGTTGGATTTCCAAACAATGATGCGCCACTTACATGCAAAAATCCACTAAGTGGATTAAATGTAATCGGAATGGGAATTGGTGGTCCAATGCCAGTAGGATTTGCAGATATAGCTACCTGATCACTGACATTAATTGCATCATATTCTGCTGACATAAATTATAAGAATGTTGATAATATTTTCTCTAAAGTTTGTTTTATTTCCGATGGACCAGTATTTCCAGTAAAAGAAGGTGGAATTTTTACTGAATCTGAAGTTCCATTCTTTATAAATGATGCGGTCAAATATAAATTGTTACTAACTGTAATATGACCAACACCAGAACTCACAAATTTCATTGCTGCTGTTGCTTTAGCATTGATTTGTTTTCCATCAATATTAACATTATTATTTGCTGAGATATTTATATTTCCTTTTAATGAACCACCACCAGTTGCAATTATATCAACAGTTTCACCAAAAATTCTAACTCTACCACTAGGTGCACCAATAATGATGTCACCATCAACTGCATGTAAAACAAATGCAACATCATTAACTGGATAATCTCCACACTTTATTTGATATACTCCAGGACAACGATTTTTTGTTCCACCAGCAAGTGTTCCAGTGGAATCCATTTGCATGTAATGTGCAACTGGAAATGGAAATCCATTACGAATGCTGACTCCAGATAAGGTGTTATCTAAATCTATATTGCCAAATCTAATTTCGCCATCTTTATTTCCTATTCTCCTTGTATGTACATTAGTTCCTTGTGCCATTAATTTTTACCAACGCAATCTACTACACTTACAATTTGTTGTCCGGAATATCTATTAGGATCTTCTTCTATTAGATCTCCAATTCTATTTACACAAAGTTTTGCGACTATTTGGACATTAAACCCAGTTTTAGATTCTACCGTAATTTGTGGAAACTCCGTGAATCCTATTCCACCACTAATAATATCTACTCTTATAAGTGCACCATTTGAATCAAATTTTGGAGACAATTGTGCGCCATTGTCGGGAGTTATCTTAATTTTGTCTTCTGAAGTGTACCCAATCCCAGGATTCAATATTTCAACTTCACAAATGTAAAGCATAACTGGATAATTTCCAGTTTGAGTGGTCGGAGACAATCCTCGAATAATATTTTTATAATTTTCTGGTGGCTGTGGGGCAATATATTCGGTATCCTCTTTTGGTCTAAATTCGTCGCCACCAGGAGGAGTAACATAGTCGCATTGTCTCAATTGAATTGTAGATCCTGGAGAATATGGTAATTCATATTTCCCATCACTTCTACGAACAATTGTATCTTCTGGGTTTGCCCAAGTTCTCCCTTCTCCTCCAAGACTACCATCAGGTGCTGGCAAATAATTGTATCCAGATTCAACAACTAAAACGGAAACTACTCCTAGATCTTCTGGATCTATTGTAATTGGGGATTTTCTAGTAGAAATAAATGGCTGAATTGGTGGGCAGTTAACTACATCTGGAATACCATCAGATGTTGGTATACTTCCAGATTCTCCATTATCTGGATTATTAGGATCATTTGGGTCTCCATATTTACTTGGATCGTCGAAATTATCCAAGTCTAATGGGACATTAATAGTATCTCCTGGTTCTATTGTGGGTGTTCCACCCACTCTTATGACCAAAGATTTTTCACTGTATTGTCCATATTTTCCTATTGCTTTTACTGTATATGTTGTATTTTGAGTTGGGCTGACATTCACTGTTCCAGATAATTCGGAAGAGCCAAAATTTGTTTGCACTCTTTTGGCTCTTTTAGTTTTCCATTTTAATTCTACTGTAGTTGAATTAATTGTCCTGCCAGTAAATTCTAGTTCTGGTGGAATGATTCCAACCTTAGTTTTGACTACTGCTCCCTTTCCTTTTCCACAATCATCTACGATAGATGCAAATGGAGTACTTGAATATCCAGAACCAAAACTAGTAATATCAATTCCTAACAATTCTCCAGCAGAACTTATGATGGTATTTCCTGCGGCTCCGGACCCACCACCACCAAAGAAAGATATTCTAGGAGGACCACAAAAAAGTGGAGCACCACTACAAGATAAATCACTCAAAACATCATTAAAGTTCAAATCAAAGTCATCAATATCTACACCTAACAAAGAACCAGTGTCTGGATCATAAACAGTTTTTGCTATATTTCCTACTTGCTGTGCGAAACTTTCTGCTTTTTTTACGATGCTGTTTAGATCTAGATTGAATCCTTCTGTGTTGTCTCCTGCAGCTGAAAGTAAATTCCATTTATTTACTTCAGGACATTTGTCATTTGGTTCGCAATTAAACAAAGAAAGTAGATCGATAATAAAATCTAAAACTTGTGTTACAAGTCCCGTAATCTGCCCAATGATAGATGCAACTGCACCAAGAACTGAAGTGATTAATCCTAATATTTTTCCAATTAAAGAAGTTAATAAATTTTCAATTGCACATAAAGGAACGGTAATAAATCTATCAATCATGTCAAGTAAAAGATTAACAAGTGCATCTGTTATCTTATCAAGTATTTTATTAAACAAACAATATATTACCTGAACTAATATATTCTGTCCTTCTCTAATTGGAAATCTTGCATTTAAAGGTAGTGCATTTGAAGTTGCAACTGATGCAGCATTTATTTTTTTGAGTATTTCTTCCTGTAACCATTTAATTTTTCTGGATATCCAACCAGATATTATTTCAGCATACTTGTTTACTTTTGCTTGTATTTCATTTATAAAGTCAAGTCGATTGGCAGCAAATTGATTGACTTGTCTTTTGATTCTTTCTACATCTTTAATTAAATTCGATAGAGCAGTTTTTACTGCATTTGCATCATCATTTCTTTTTGGGCATGGTAAATCCAAATCACTTTCAAATGGTTGCAGATTTAAATCAAAATGACTGTATGTTATGTCCCAGGCATTCGGTAATATTTGTGCTTTGTCATAATGGAATGACGGAAGAACTGCATTTTTTGAGTTCTCCCAAAAAGAATCTAATCCAAAAGAAGGATTTGGGTTTGGTCCAGTATAAGAAATATTTTCGTATAAATTTCTATAATTCAGTCCAATTACAACTGGTTTTCCGATGTAGCCATTTTTAAATCTTACTCTTACCGCATCTCCAGGCTTAATTTGTGGAGTATCTCCAGTTGCGAGTGAACCACTACCAGATGTCAATGGAACATCTATATCAGCCCAAGGAAGTTTTTGGTCTGGTAATTGCGTTTTATCTGGGGTATGGACTTGATTTATTCTGACTTTTACTTTTGGTTTTGCTGTTGCTTTTGGGTTGCCATCATTATCTGTATCTTGTAATTTTTCTTGTAGAGTTTGTCTCTTTCCTGCATCAGTTTCTGATATCCAACTACAAGCAACTACTATACCATCATAAGTTCCAGTATACTTATACTCATCTAATTCACCGGAACTTTTATATCCCCTTACATCCATCATTCCTCATACACCCTACATTCTAAGGCATCTGGATTTTCATCGCAAAATAATTGAAGAGAGTTTGGAGTATACTCTATATTTGGATGTCTTTCAATATATGCCAGTAATCTTTCTAATTCATTTTCCAAGTGCCTTCTTCTTTGCTTGGAACATTCCGAGTCTAGTTCTTTTTCTATTTGTAAAACTGTTTCGTAGATTGGTGTTTGCATTAGGTTATTCTCCTGCCATAAGAATCTCGAACTAAGTTCAATCTAGTATATGAGGGTCCATTAGTTGAGATATAATGGCATAGGTCTACTATCATATATAGGCCAGATTTTTTTGGACTTATGATTTGAGTTTTCTTGGACGATATTTCTGGAAAATGACATTCAATCATGTCTCCTGCATGTAAAGTCAAATCTGCAAATATTGTAATTGAAGCCTCTATGGCAAACAATTGTTGATATCTCATTTTGGACTGATTTATAATTTCCGTCACAATTAGGTTTTCTTCATTAGAGCGACTTAGCTGTTCTTCATAATTTTTTCCTGGCGATGTGTATCCTTTATCGACATAACTAAAATTTATTGATGATGTTCCTTGTAATTCCGAATCAAAATTTGGTAATGTCTTTCCAGCTTTTTTGGTTCCCTTTTCTTGATCTTCTTTTGTTAAATTGTTTGGCCTGACTTTATCCAAAACTGGATCATAAACATATAATTGAGAACCATATGATCCTCTTCGAATTAAATTTAAGGCATCCACTGAACTACTAAATTCTGGTGCTGCTAATATTTTTCCATATCCACCAGATGGAACTCCAGTAGTATTAGTGTATATGAATTTCTTTTTTGGTGACTGATCTAACAAAACATCAATTGATTTAAATTTAAATCCCTCTGAAGTTTCATAGAAAAAATATCCTGCTGTTTTTCCTTTTGCCGATGGTAAATTTGGAGCAGCTTTTGGTGCCAACCAAATTAGAGCATCTCGTACCGTCCAATCAATAGAACCATTAAATCTTAAACTATTAATAGTTGGATCAATATCAACTGGCTTCTTTGTTTTCAAAACTGACTTTAAAATTGCATTTACAGAATCTGATATTCTTCCTTCATATGCACCAACAACATAATAATCAGTAATGAATTTTTTTAAAAATTCTGTTGTGCACAAATTAAAAGATAAAATTTCTTTTTTCGTGTCAAATAATACTGGATTTCCTCTAAAAATTCTCAGTGCAGTAGCATCAGTATTGAAATTTAACTTATTGCCATTCTCATCTGAAAATGCCAAATAGACCTTTTCCGTTCCTTGTATGTCGGTATCATCCGATTCGGTAGCAGAAGTATTACTATTGTTATTTCTATACCCAGTGTCAACGAATTCTATCTTCGAGGATATTGAAGTTTCTAAAATGCTTTCATAGTATGTAAATTTAGTCAATCCTCTGTCAAAATATGTTTGGGTTCCATTCTTTATGGATTCTATGACAAATTGAGTAGGATTTATTTTCTGCATTGGTTTTTAATCTTATGTATTATTTACGCTGTTGGAGTCATGGCAAGTATTAATGTATTTGTTATCACATCTGGATTTGATGCGGCACTATCTTTTGCTATGTCTGGTCTAGATAATGGCATTGGAGCAAACTGTGCCTTTGCGATTGATCGAGACTGTGTTGGGGGTTTAATATTTGATTGCGTTCCAAATATGTCCCACCAAGGTTTTTCTTCTTTTGGGGTTAGCTTCGGTTTATTTTTATTCTTTTCTTCTAATAATTTTTGATTGAATTCTGCATTTGTTATTCTATTTCCTGCTGGCCCAAGATTAGACCAAGTGCCATCTTGGTTTTGTGCCCATGGTATTCCTCCAATTGTAACAGTTTTTCTCCCTGGTGGTGAATCTACTACTTTCTTTTCGCCATCCATTGGTTTTTTTGCTACTACTGGAGTGACATTGCCACCATACCTAAAATAACTGTCTTTTACTGATGCGGCATTTCCATATCCTTCATATGTCATTGCTCCACCATTTGGGTAATACTCAAAATGTAAATGGGAACCACGCGAATTTCCGGTGTTTCCTTGTCTCCCTATTAATTGACCAGCTTTTATTGTTTGTCCAGTTCTAACATTTGCTGTTTTTAAATGTGCAAATCGCGTTTCTGCTCCATTAGAATATCTGAGAACAACTGTGTTGCCATAGCCATCTTTTTTATCACCAGAAAATACAACTTTAGCATCTTGAGCGGAAGATATTGGGGAATTATCCCCTCCATCTAAATCTATTCCTTTGTGCATTTTCCCCCATCTCCAACCTTGAGCTGAAGTCTGTGGTATTTGGGATGGCCGTATTCCACCAGTAACTTTTGCTGCTGGACCAGCCGTCCCGCTTCCAGTTAAAGTGACAATAAAAGCCCTATTTTTTCTTTCATGTGGATTGTCAGGATTATATGCATTTCCTTTTATTGGTTTACTATATGCTGCTCTTTCAAATTCATTATAAAATATACTTGCAGCATCTTCTGCCGTTTTTGCGTTTTTAATTCTATTTCCAGTTCCAGATTCGTTTAATTCAATTACAATATATTCTGCCTGAGTTGAACGAGTCATGGGATCCTTTCCCTTCGCATTTGCCCATGAAGTTAATTTCGACCACCTATTGTCATCCCATTGTGCCATTCCATTAAACCCACCTTCTGGGGCATAAGTTCTGAGTCCACTTTCCCTAAGTAAATTTGCAACTATTCCTATTGCAGCATTTCTGCCATATATTTTTGTGAAATATTTTATCAAATCGTCTGCGGCTTGTTTCTGGTTTTCTGATATTTCTGCTTCTGGTACATCTCCAGCTGGTGTTCCAGTTGGAGCCTGTTCTTCTCCTTTTAATCCCATCTCTCTTCTAAGGCTCTGAAATATTTCATTTGTTCTAGAGTTCAAGGCATTCTGGAAGGAGCGAGATATTGCCGCACCTAGTTGTTCTCCGATTGATGGTCCAGTTCTCAAAGTTCTTGATGCTGGTATGACTCCACCTTCTGCTGCAGCGACAATCGATCTCTGAATTTGATTAACTTCTTTTGATGATTGTGCAGCTATTGCATTATCGATTAATGTGGCAAAGTTATTTTTAATTTCTAGTCCAAGTGAAGGATCTGGCTTCTGTCCTAAAGGCAAATTTGATGTCGCAACCATGATTCCACCAAAAAGTGGATCACGATTTTTATTCATGATCTCTGAAATATTTTTTAATGCCCTCAATGGGTTTTTCTTTCCTGGTTTTTTTGGCGATGCAAATACTTTTTTGATTTGCTTTAATCCACCAACATTTTGTCCTGGCTGTGGAGCTTGACTTCTTGATCTTTGTAATCTCTTTGTTCTTCTAGGTGTTGTCCTAGAAAGAGTTCTACGAGTTGGTCTTCCGCCTCTTGTTATCGCACCGCCAGCTGCTTTTTTCTGTACCTTTTCTCCCTGACCTTGCATTGATGTCGTGGCATCAAATAACGATCTACCAACAATGTCACCAAGTAAACCACCCCAAATAGGTCCACCAAAAGGAATCAATGCAGGAAAACTACCTAATGCTGCACCAACTGCTGCACCAACTGCACCAGCAGCAGCTCGATCTGGTCTCTCTTTGAATATCAAGGTACTAATTAAAAAGTCAGCGATCGGACCAATTATGGGAACCTTTCCTAATATCTTTGCTCCTCCTTTTCCTAATAGTTTTAATGATGCACGCTGCTGTACATTACCTAAACCTCGTGCTCCTATTCTACCTGGAGTTCTTCCTCTACCAGCCAATCCGCCAGTAGGTATAGCTCTTGGAGAAAATCTTTGTCTAACAGCATCTAAAGCTTGAGCTGGAGTTGATCCACGATTAATTTTATCTTGATATAATCGTGCCGCATCAAACCCATACTTTTTAGTAATTGCTTCTTGGGCACGAGTTTGATTAAAATATTGTGATAATCTTGTAGGACTTGCACCAAACCTTTGTCCCCCTACTCCAGGTCTAGGACTAATTCTTGTTGGTAATTTTTTTCCGCCACCACCAATCGTGCCGGAACCAGCAATTGCGAGGCCAACAATAATTGCAGTATTTAAAAATTTGTTTAATGTGGAAGATAATTCATCAAACTGTTTTTCGAATTTTTCTCCACCAACTTGTTTTGCAAGTGCTCTTACTTTATCATATTGTTCATATCCAAGATCAATTGCATCAACAAAGTTTTTGAATACGGAACCAACAAAGTTTTCAGTAAATTTTATAAATGGATCTATGAACTTTAATGTGCTTAGTATTTTAGGGAGAAACTTTACCAACTTGGTAAAGGCAAATCCCATAAAAGTATAAAGAATAAAGTTACGGATCGCATCCAAAAATCCAGTTTTAGGTAATGCTCCCTGTAAATATTTTAATGGATTAATAAGTTTTGGTGTTTCTGCTTGTTTTTCTTGTTGTTGTCTTGTTCTTATGATTCCTTGTCTTCTTTGTTGTTCTGTTTGTTGTCTCTGTAAAGAAGCATTAGACTTAACTAAAGTTTCAATTTTCCTTAAACTTTCATATATCGATTTTAATACACCAAGTGCAGTATTTCCAGAAGAAACAGGAGAGTTCAGTGTTACTCTTCTCGTTCTCGGTATTAATGGAGTAGTAGGTGTTGCAGTTGGTGTTGCCATATTATGCTAACCCATATGCCCTAAGATTATCTTCACGATCTCCTAATGGTGATTTGGTGGAGAAAGTTGGAACTTGCGTTCCTCCAGTTGAAGTGGGAGGAGTAGATTTTGCAGCCGCAACTGGAATTTCTGTAAATGTAACTGTTCCTTGTCTTGCAACTCTTGGTCCTGGTTGTTTGATATCTGGAGAACTAGGAACAAACATTGCATCGGATTTTTTGATTCCAGTAAACTGCAATAAACTATCTATAGATCTCTCAAAAAAACTTTTTGGTTTTTGTTTTGGTTTTGGTGGAGCTGGCGGCGCTTGAAATTGGACTGGAATTGGAGCAGGTTTATTTCCATAGTTTCCTTGTTTTACAAAGAAATTTGCTTGTGGATTTCTTAATACATCTCCCTCTTCCGGCTTCATATATTTTTGTTGACTTACTCCATAAAATGCAGTTCTTGTCCCAATAAATCTCTGTGCTTGTTGCTGCAATTTGACATTCTTCAGTGCTTTTTCTGTATCTGATATTTCCTTGAGAGCCGACTGCATATTCCAACCATATTTTTTCCCTTTTGTGGAATTCATAACAGCAATGGCAGCTGATTTTCTATCATTAATATTTGACCAATCTTTCATATTGTCAAAAATTGGTTGGTATTGTTTCGGTGCAAGAATAATATCTTTGATTGAATTTTTAGATTGATTGAAATTTGCCCCATATTTGTTGGATGCCTGAAGTCGATTATAAATTGACTGAGCTACATCGGCTCTTCCTTGTGGAGTCGTATCTTCTAATGCCGAAATTGCGAGAAGAGAATTATAATCTGCTGCACTTAATTTTGGTCCTACTACTCCACCATCTTTTGCTAATTGAATGTTATTTACAAATTTTGGCTTTCTTCCGGACACAAATTGATACAAATTCAATCCTGTTTGACTCTCTACTTTTTTTGCATCTTCAGGAGTCAATACAATTTCTCCTGGTCTTGCTGCAACTAATTGTGTATCAGGTCCAGCACCAGTAATATTCAATCCAGAATCACGAGTAATTTGCTGACTTCCATCAGTTGCTATCTGTTCTATTCCCATAGAACTCGATTGTTTTTTAGGTATCATCCCACCACTTCTAAATGCATAAGATGGTGGCAGTGGTTGGGGTTTTGTTCTTTGATCTTCTTGTTTCTTTGGTTCTTCTGGCTTTAACTTTCTTGTCTGATCTGGTCCTTCTTTTGGTTTCAATAGTTGATATCCACCATACGCTGCAGCAACTGCAGCACCAGTATATAAAGAACGAACTCCAAATGTTTTCAATAGTTTTAATATGCCAGGTATTCCAATTGCACGAATATATTTGGTAAGATTGATCGCTAGACCGACTGTAGATCTTATAAACTTACCAAATCTTGTCCCAAATAATATAAAAGTCCCAAGTATTGCTGGCCACCAATCTTTAAAGAATCGTTTTAAGGATTCAATTTTTTCTTTATTCTTTGGATCCGAAATCCATTTCACTAGTTCAGTGAAAGCCTTTCCTAGTAGAGTATAAAATATAAAATCAAAAATACGATCCAATATACCTTTTACTGGAGATATAACCTTTTCAAATGCGGCATAAGTTTTTTTTGCAGAAGATTCTAGAGCACTTTCTGCTTCTTGTCTCTTTTTTTGTTCTTCTGTAATTCTTGTGGTTCTTTGTGTTCTTATTGTAGTTGCTCTTTGGGAAGAAAGAGAAGCTAATATATTGTCTACTGATTTTTGTATCTTTAATAGTATTTGTATGACTGGAGCATCTCCTCCACCTGAGAGGGCACTAGAAGCTCCTGTAGGACCTATTGGAGGCTGATTTCCACCACCAGTGACGGCACGAGATCTTTGTGTTATTGCTCTGCCAATGTTTACATTACGAGTTCTAAATCTAGGCTGAGATGGTTGAACAAATCTTCTTGCTGATCTTGGGGTTGGCTGTCTTCTTTGTGGTTGTCTTCCTGCTCTTTGTATTTCTCCTAAAAGTTCTTCGATTTTGTCCTTAGTTTCCTCATCTCCATCGTCTTGGTTATCTTGTTTTTGTTGGGCAGGAGGAGTTGGTGTAGTTCTTCTAGGAGGAGTAGGTTTTTTGTTTGGTGCTTTTGGTGGCCTTTTTGATGCTGTTGGTTTTTTATTTTTCTTCTGTTCTTTTTGATATGCTTCTACTTGTTTTAATACTTTATCATGGACTTTACCAAAGTCCCCTTCCAAAGAATCTTCTTCAAATTCGTCATATTCATTTTCTGATATGGGAAACTCATCTCCTGGATTTGTTTCCACATACCATTTTACAACATAATAATATAGTTCAGGATCTGCAGTCTCATTGATTCCTAAGTTTTTGGCAAAAATTATGGCATAGTTTTTTGACCTATTTCTAGGAAATTTAATAGTATCAATAGACCATTTCTTTGCCATTTACTTTATAGGGATGCCTTTTTTAATTTTGCCTCTTCTTCCTCTAAATGTTGATTTAATAATGCCACATAGATGTCCCTTTCCCATGGCATTAAATTTTCAATCTCAGTCAAAGAATATTTATGATACTGCATCATCGAGAAATTTAACTTGAAGTAGTTTTCAAGGTCCATATGGGACATTCCTATGAGAAAAAACTTGATAACCCTTCAAGAACAACTTCAGATTCGACTTTTGTATTTGGATTTTTTACTTTTACCGTATGGGATAATTTCGGCATAGTCTCAAAGAATTTTTCGATTTCTTTGAATTGTGTAGAATTCATCTGATCCAAAAATTCTGTAATTTCTTTTCTAGTCACATCAGAAGATGTCCAGACTTCTTCTTCCGTATAAATTTTATCGACGCAATCAGCAATCATCTCAAACGACTGTTCTGTTGCATTTTGATCGGAAAAATCAAAGTTGTTTTTGATGAACTGCTCCAGAGATGGATACTTCATTTCCATCATAATTGAATCATCAACTTTAATTTTGTTTGTATGGTCTTTATTTTTTTGGACTTGGATATCATCAATATTGATTTTTACTGGAACTGTAGTTTCCCCATCATCAGGACAAACGATGGAAAGCTCTACTTCTTCGCCAACTGATTTAGCACGAATATTCAAGAACAAATATTCAATATCAAAAGTAGGAAGGGATTCTACTTTAATACCTTTTGTCTCGATGCAATTTTTAATTACAGTTTTGATTGCTGTAGTAATTTGTTTTGTATCTTCTGATTCTAATGCAAGTAAAAGAAGTTTCTCTTCTTTTACAAGAAATGGTCTGTATTTAATTGTTTGTCCGGTTGATGGCAAATCCAGATCAAAAACTGGTGCAACAATCTTAGGTAAAGGCATATTATATGAATAATATTAAATTCGTTTGATTATTTATTTACCTTCGGTTTAACCCATTGAAGAATTCTTGGTCAGTACCAAAGGCTGGGCCAAATTTTGGCGTTTGTTGTGTTGGATTTGGCGCAACAATTTGATCGATTTTACTAGAACTAACAATATAACGAGTATAAGCAAATGATACAGTACACTTCAATACCTGTGATGCCTCATAAGAAACCGGCATGGACATAATAGACATGGGATACGCATCAATGAAAACATAACTTAAATTTTTACTTCTATTAATAGAATTTGGTTGTCCCTGTAACCCACCATAATCTCTTTCGAATTTCGTAAGACTTATGTTTGTTCTATATTGTGATCCATTTCCATCTGGATAATTAATTCTATAAGAATATCTTTTACTTTCTAATCCTAAATTGTCGATATCTACATACTGTTCATCAACAATATATTGCATCCAAAACTCAAAAAATTTGATTACTTCATAATTGCTATCAACATAAAAAGTAAAATCTGCACGATCGTCATATACTCTTCTATACGGAATCTTTTCTGTAACTCCAGTATAATCCGTTACATCATGAGTATATAAAGTGGACCCAGGGAGAGTAGCATCACAACATGACAAATTAATTAACTCTTGATCAAAAGTAGCATCCGGACTTTGACTGAATGCTGTTCTTTTATCTGAGTACCATTTTGACAGACTTGGTGGAATATTTACTTGAAATTGGAAATGCGAAGTCAAAGCTGGGCGTAAAAGCTTTGACTTTATATCGTCTAGTTTATATGGCCTTGGTCCTACGATTGCCATCTAAATATTTTTAACCTTTATATATTATTTAGAAGTTGGCAAAGAATTATATACAAGGATTCTATTCACCATCAAATCCAGAAAAGTATGCTGGAGATCCCAGAAACATAGTATATCGATCGTCTTATGAATTAAGAGCATTCAAATGGTGTGACTTATCTGAAAGCATTATTTCTTGGGGATCCGAAGAAGGCTGGATCCCATATAGAAATCCAGCCACAGGAAAAACACATCGATATTTTCCAGATCTTTTTATTAAAATTAAAGAGTCAAATGGAGAGATCAAAAAGTATCTGATAGAAATAAAACCTAAACGACAAACAATTCAACCAAACCCAACTCCAAAAAAGAAAACTAAAACCTGGCTGAATGAGATGAAAACATATCAAGTAAATCAGGCAAAATGGGAAGCAGCAGAAAGATTCTGCCAAGAAAATGGAATTATATTCAAGATAATTACAGAAAAAGAACTTGGGATCTAAGAAATGTTCAAACCATTAAACAATCAAGCTCGTAGACTTTGGGCCATATTTGGAACAGTCAGAAAATGGTTTTCAGAATTAACTAAATCCACTGAAAGAAAACTTCAAAGACAAGAAGAAGAATTAAATTTTGAAGAAGGAAAGCTCAGAAAAGAAGGAGCAAGAGTTTATGTTTACGGTGAACTAGATAAAAAAAGAAAACAATTAGAACAACAAAAAGAAGAGTTTTACAGCTTTAAAAATTTAATCGACAATCTTCCAAAAAATAGATCTCCTAATTTTTACTTTGATGCTTTAGTTGATATTCTTGCGAGAATGGGAAGAACAGAAGAATCGGTAGAGATCGGAAAAATTTACACATTTAAGTATATTGCGATCACTGAGGGGAAGTGGTACGATGTCCATCCAGTAAGTTTAATAGTCAAAAAAGGGAAAGAATACTATCAAGGTGTGAATTATCATTGGGAAAGAAGACCAGAATATATTGAAAGTCCTATCAGAACTTATAATTATGCCAGAATCCAGTCGATGTTTTATAGAATTAAACCACAAGAATTGGAGTATGTTCTGAGAGTTCCTTCTTTTTATCCTGTGTTTATTTCAAAGAGATAAATAAATATAAAACTAATATAAATGTCTCATACTCTACGAAAAATTGAGATAACATTGTCCCTTATGTGGAGGGATTTCTGATGGCGGATGATCCAAACATTCAAAAATTAATATTTCCAGTAAATACTTCAACACCAGGAATAGTTAGAACATATACTGCAGAAGTAAATAAAAAAACTGGAGCAATGGTAGTATATGATACGACAAATCTATTTCAGAAAGATCCTATATTGAGAGACGAATTAACACAAACTGAAACAGAAAAAGTTTGGCTTCCAAGTTTTCTACAGGACGATTTGTCAAATGATGAGAAAGATTTTATTTTGAGAAGTGTAAGGCCACAAGCAAATAACCAAAGAGCAGCATATATAAACAAAAACTTCACACAGGAACAAAAGAATAATCTTTTTCCTGGAATGCCAAGAGTAGTAAATACTGCTCCACCAGCACCGGAAATCACATCAGGTGGAACGACAGTTGGTGCAGATGGAGAACAACAAGCAAATCTTTCAGAAGCAATAGAAAATCTTGGAAGAATAAATGATGTAGAAGCAAAAGAATTTGGGGAATTGAGATACCCAATAGGATCAGATACAAATGGACAAGACTACATTCAATTTACTGTATTTGAATATTTACCACAAGAACGATCAGAAAGTAATTTAACATATAATGAAAAAAATACATTTAGTGGGAAAGAAAAGGGATTAGGAAGAATATTTCTACCGATACAACCAACTATTATGGATACAAATTCAGTAAGTTGGGGAGAAGATAAATTTGGAATTTTGGAAATGATAGGTGCTAATCTTTCTTTGGGAGCAATGACTGGAGATAGCGCAGATGAACTATCCACAAAATTTGCAGAAACAGTCACTACCTCTGGAAATAAAATAGATCCAAAAATAGTGAGCGCAGTCCAAATATATCTAGCCAAAATGGCAGTAAGTTCAAACAACAATTTACTTTCTAGGTTGACTGGAGCAGTAACAAATCCAAATTTAACTCTACTATTCAATTCACCTGAATTGAGAAACTTCAATTTTAATTTCAAATTAACACCAAGAACACAAAGTGAAGGAACAGAAGTGAGAAAAATAATAAGAGTTTTTAA